CTAGACATGTTAGATATGTCACCTACACAGAAGCAACACCAGAATCACAAAAGACCAACCGCGTCGGCGGTTTCGGATCTACAGGAGTATAATATGACACGCGATGAACTTTTAATGTATCACTCAGAAATATGCAAATCTGCACAGCAGTTGATGTCTCTTAAAAATAGAGATTATGCAGGACAAGAGGGAAATGAACCCTTTGCAAACTTTACTCGCGTAGAGTCTATGGGTATCTGTAGCACCGAGCAAGGTTTTATGACTCGCATCACTGACAAAATGAGTCGTCTTTCCTCCTTCTTGAATTCCGGTAAAATGCATGTTGAAGATGAAAGTTTTCGTGATACAATAGTGGATGTGATCAATTACATGGTTTTACTTTCTGCTTACATTCAAGACAAAGATGAAGAAACACAATCTGAAAATTCTAAATTAGAATTGCTTATGGAAGAAAGAAACCATGAGAGTATGAGGGACAATGGCTTCTGATTTTTATACTAATGTGATGGTGCGTGGTGATAACATTCTGTATCGAGGTGTCGAGAACGGAAAAAGGGTAAAGAGAACAGTTCCTTTTTCGCCCACTCTTTATGTTCCCACCGACAAGAAAACCGAGTGGAAAAGTCTGGATGGGAGATACATGGAAGAGTTCTGTGTAGGTTCTATGCTTGACACTAATAAATTTATCAAGGATCATCGAAACACCGCAGGGCTAGAAATTCATGGTAATACCGATTACGCATACTCTTACATCGCCCAAGAGTTTTCGGGTGAAGTAGAATACGATATTGATGATCTTGTTATTGCTTATATTGACATTGAAACTGAAGCAGAGAAAGGATTCCCTGATTATCAAAATCCAAATGAAAGAGTGATTGCAATCACAGTTGCAATCAATGAAACTTATTATGTCTTTGCTTTGGGGCAATATTCAAGTGACAAAGATAACGAAGTAGTTTTTAATTTTTCTTCTGAAAGAGAACTTCTAGAAGAGTTTTATCGTTTTTGGCATGAAGTTTCTCCTGACATTGTTACTGGATGGAACATTAGATTTTTCGATATTCCATATTTGTACAATCGAAGCATCGCTGTTATTGGTTCGGCGAAAGCAAAAATGCTTTCTCCTTGGCGCTATGTGCGAGAAAGAGTCGTTCACAGAATGAATCGAGATCACACGGTTTATGAACCAATCGGTGTTTCGGTGCTTGATTATTATGAATTGTATCAAACCTTTACATACACAAACCAAGAATCATACAGACTGGATCATATTGCTTTTGTGGAACTAGGACAAAAGAAACTCTCTTATGATGAATTCGATAGCATTACTGAATTCTATAAAAAGGATTTTCGGAAGTTTATTGAATACAATATCAAGGATGTAGAACTAGTTCATAAACTAGAAAAGAAAATGAAATTGATTGAGTTGGTTGTCGCACTTACCTACTCTGCAAAAGTAAACATGATGGATGTTTTTTCTCAAGTAAAAACTTGGGATCAAATTATTTTTCATTATCTGCATGAAAAGAATATCATTATTCCTCCGAAAAACTTTTCAGAAAAAGATACGCAGTATGCAGGGGCATATGTTAAAAACCCAATTGTTGGTAAACATGATTGGATAGTTTCGTTTGACTTGAACAGTCTATATCCTCACTTGATTATGCAGTACAATATTAGTCCAGACACAAAGATCAAGGGAATCTCGTCCCGAAGATCAATTGATGTTGAGGATATATTGGAGAGAGACGAATCTTCGATGAGTTTCATTGAAGATAAGAAAAGTCAAGGGTATTGTGTTGCTGCAAACTCCACACTTTACCGCAGAGACAAGCAGGGATTCCTTGCGGAACTTATGGAAAAGATGTATGTAGAGCGCAAAATGTACAAGAAGAAGATGATTGAGTGTCAGAAGCAGAAAGAGAAAGATCCAGACAACAAAGAATTGGATTTTCAAATTGCAAAGTTCAATAACTTCCAGATGGTTCGTAAGATTCAATTGAACTCCGCTTATGGTGCGATTGGGAACGAGTGGTTTCGATATTATGATGTCGAAATGGCCGAAGCGATCACATTGTCTGGACAACTGAGTATTCGATGGATAGAAAGTAAGTTAAATTCTTTCCTAAATGAAATTCTAAAAACAGATAATGAGGATTATGTTATTGCTTCCGATACAGACAGTGTTTACATTTGTTTGGATAAATTAGTTCAAATGAATTGTGATAATCAATCCAAAGATGATATTGTAAATTATCTCGACAAAGTTTCTACTAAAGTTCTAGAACCATATATTGAACAAAAGTATGATGAATTGGCAAAGTTGATGAATGCTTATTCTAACAAAATGATAATGAAGCGGGAAGTCATCGCTTCCACTGGTGTTTGGACTGCAAAGAAAAGATACATGCTGAATGTATTTGATTCTGAGGGAGTTAAGTATAAAGAACCAAAAGTAAAAATTATGGGGATTGAAACTTCTCGATCATCCACACCTCAAGTGGTTCGTGACAGTTTGAAGGAAATGATAAAGATAGTGATGAATGGAGATGAGAAACAGATACAGTCAGCAGTTAAAAAGTTCAAAACTAAATTTGAGTCTTTGGAACCAGAGGTAATCGCATTTCCGCGTGGTGTTTCGAATGTAAAGAAGTACAAAGACAGCACTCAGATCTATGCGAAGGGAACTCCAATTGCAGTTAAGGGCGCATTGATATATAATCACTATATCAGAAAAATGAAACTTAGTAGAAAGTATAAAACAATAATCGATGGCGATAAGATTAAATTCATATATCTCAAAACACCAAATCCATTGGCAGGATCTTACGGAAAAGATCATGTTCTTTCTTTTCCGAACGGTATACCAAAAGAATTCAATTTGCAACCTTACATCGATTATGAAAAGCAATTTAAAACCAGTTTCCTCGATCCGCTCTCTACAATTCTCAACGCAGTTGGGTGGGAATATGAAAAGAAATCTACACTAGAAAGTTTTTTTGGATAATAAAAAAATGAATGATGAACACATGAAATTTAATTTTAGCTTAGAAGAAACACAACTTCTATATTACCTTATAAAGAAAGAATGTTTATTGACAGAGAGAAGTGTTTCTGCTAGAATTAAAGACAGTAAAACAGATTTGAAAACATACGATGATCTTTTGCACCGAAAGCAAGTTTCGGAAAATATCAAAAGAAAGATCGGAAAGAAATACGGAGAAATTAATGCTTGATGATTTGATTAAAGAAAGTGGTAATAAGTATGCAAGTGTCGTTAATGATGGTCTTGCTGGCTCAGATATTAGTGGGTTCGTGGATACCGGATGTTACATTTTTAACGCTATTCTCAGTGGTTCTATTTACGGTGGTATTCCTGATAATAAAATCATTGCTATTGCGGGAGAATCTGCTACAGGTAAAACCTATTTTACTCTCGGAATCGTTGCTAAATTTCTTCGTGATCGTCCCGAAGGAGTAGTTTTATATTTTGATTCTGAACAAGCCGTAACTTCCGATATGATCAAGGGAAGAGGAATTGATCCAAACAGAGTTGCTGTGATGCCGGTGTCAACTGTGGAGGATTTCCGACACCAAGCGATCAAAATCGTAGACAAGTATAAGGCAATGCCTAAGAGTGAACAAAAACCAATGCTGATTTGTCTAGATTCTCTCGGTATGCTTTCTACTGAAAAAGAAATGTCGGACACTGCCGAGGGAAAGACCACCAGAGACATGACTCGCGCTCAAGTTATTAAGGCTACCTTTCGTGTGTTAACTCTTAAGTTAGGAGACGCTGGTATTCCCATGATCATGACAAATCACACTTATGATCAAGTTGGATCCATGTTCCCAACAAAGCAGATGAGTGGTGGTGCAGGACTTAAATATGCCGCATCAACAATCGTATTTCTTTCGAAGAAAAAAGTGAAAGAAGGAACTGATGTTATCGGTAACATTATTCACTGCAAGAATTATAAGTCCAGGCTTACCAAAGAAAATGCAATGGTAGATGTCATGCTAAACTATGAAAGTGGACTTCATCCTTACTACGGATTATTGACTCTAGCAGAAAAATATGGTATAGTTAAAAAGGTTTCTACGCGGTATGAATTTCCTGATGGGACAAAGGCTTATGAAAAGGCCGTGTACAAGGATCCGGAAAAATATTTTACTGATGATATAATGAAGCAAATCGAAAATATCGCATCTAAAGAATTCATGTATGGATCAGATGAAGAGGAACTTTCTGGTGAGTGAATCTGTATTTACAGAAAAAATTATTTTAGAGAACTTAGTTTACAATTTTGATTATGCTAAGAAAATTATACCTTTCTTGAAAGAAGAATATTTTCATGGCAAAATCGATAGAGTAATTTTTTCTGAGATAAGTTCTTTCTATGAAAAGTATTCTGCATCACCCACTAAAGATGCAGTTAATATTCAGTTGAACAAGAGAAAGGACTTAAATGAAAGTGAATTTCAAACTACTCTAGAGTACTTGGAGTCATTTCATGATGACGAGTCGTTGAATCAAGAATGGCTAAAAGATGAAACTGAAGAGTTTTGTAAAGACAAAGCAGTTTATAATGCAATTATGGAATCCATTCAGATTATCGACGGAAAATCCAAAGAGAAAACTCAGGGATCTATTCCTACGATTCTTTCTGATGCACTTTCTGTTTCTTTTGATACTCACATCGGACACGATTACATTGAAGATTCAGAAATTCGCTTTGAATTTTATAATAGAACAGAAAAGAAAGTTCCTTTCGACTTAGATTTTTTCAACGATATCACCGGAGGAGGCACTCCGACTAAAACTCTAAATGTGGTTATGGCCGGTACGGGTGTGGGTAAATCTATGTGGTTGTGTCACCACGCAGCACATTGTCTTGCACAGAACAACAATGTTCTTTATATAACATGTGAAATGGCAGAAGAAAGAATCGCAGAAAGAATCGATGCAAATCTTTTGGATACTGATATTAGTGATTTGAAACTTCTTGGTAAGGATAAATATGACAAGAAGATTGAGAATCTTAAACAGACAGTTAAGGGTAAACTTATTATCAAAGAGTATCCAACTGCAACTGCGACAGCGAATCACTTTCGATCTCTTCTGGAAGAATTAAAACTCAAAAAGAATTTTATTCCTGATGTTATTTTTATTGATTATTTGAACATTTGTGCATCCGCAAGACTTAAGGGTGGAAACATTGGATCATATTTTTTGGTGAAGTCCATAGCGGAAGAATTAAGAGGACTTGCAGTGGAACACAATGTCCCATTGTTCACTGCAACACAAGTAAATAGAGGTGGTTATTCTAATAGTGATATGGGATTGGAAGACACTAGTGAATCCTTTGGGCTTCCTCAAACAGCAGATTTCATGTTTGCTTTGATCTCCACCGAGGAATTGGAAGAATTGAATCAAATACTTGTAAAGCAACTTAAAAACAGATATAATGATGCTGCTGTGAACAAGAAGTTCGTTCTTGGATTAAACAGGTCTAAGATGAAATTTAGCGATGTTGATCCATCACAGCAAACTTTGATTGGCTCTGGTCAGGACATGAAAACGGAAATGGAAGAAAAATTTGCAAAGACTTCTACAGTTGTTGATGATTGGAAATTTTGATGGCAGTTTACATAGATAAAAAATTCATAAACATGGCATCAGTTCATTTGGATAAATTCAAATGGAAGTCGGAAACCTTAGCAAATTGCAGGTGTCCCATCTGCGGTGATTCGCAGAAAAACAAAAACAAAGCTCGTGGATTCTTTTACCAGAAGGGTAGTGATTACTTCTATAAGTGTCATAACTGTGGTGCTGGCCACTCTTTGTATAGATTCTTGGAGAGTGTGTCTCCGGGACTCGTCAAAGAATATCAAATGGAAAGGTGGAAAGAAGGCCATAACGGAAACTCGAATTACAAAAAACCGAAAGTAGAAGAAATGTTTAAAATGTCTGCACCAAAGTTCAAACCAAAACACAATCTACTCAAACCACTGAAGTGCGTGAAGGATCTTCCTGAAGATCACATCTGCCGACAGTTTGTGGAGATGCGTAGAATTCCAAAGAAGTTCTACAGTATGTTGTACTTCACAGAAAATTTCTATGCTTACATGAAGTTGGTGGACCCCGAGTTCAATCCCTCAAAGACAACTGGACCAGAACCACGACTCGTCATTCCTTTCTTTGACAAGAAAGATAATGTTGTTGCCGTTCAGGGTCGATCGTTGTCGATGAAGGATGAGTACAACGCCCGCACCACACTACGATACATCACCGTGAAGTCAGACAAGTCTATCGAACGACTCTGGTATGGTATGTGGCGTGCGAATCCTAAGAAGCGTGTGTATGTTGTGGAGGGTCCATTAGACAGTCTCTTCATCGACAACACGGTAGCAATGGTGGGTGCAGCATCAGTTCAGAACGAACCTGCTCGATTCGCAAACACTGATATGGTTTATGTTCTTGACAACGAACCACGCAATCCCCAG